TCAACTAACTTTTCAGGCAAGCTAATTGCTGGCGGTGTTTTGCTTTTGTTTTTCACGTTTATGCTCATGGAGGTGTTTGGTTTATCACGGATGATGGGTGTTGAGTGATGGCTACTAAGTTGAGTGAAAACACTGAACTGTCCATGCCCATCAGGAACCTGATTGCAATGGTGGTTGGTGCGGCTGTTGCGACATGGGCCTATTTTGGAGTTATTGAACGCCTGAATAACATAGAGAATAAACTCATTCTTTTGGAGGCTAGTGTTGAACCGAATACTTCCTTCAGGATTAAATTTCCGCGTGGAGAGCTAGGCCTGACTGCATCCGATCAGGAGCAAAATATGTTGATTGAACATTTGTCCGGTCAGTTTGAAAAGTTGCAAACCATAATTGAAACAGGGAAAGCCCCCGCAGACCAACAAACCAAACTGGTTCTAGACTTCTACGAGAAGCGGCTAACCAACATCGAAGAACAAGTTGAAAAGATGAGGAACAAGCAGCGTGGTGACTGAGACAATCACATTGATATTGTATATGTCCGGCTCTGTCGCGGAGCATACGGCGTTTGAACAGATCAGCAAATGTCTGAAAGCCAAGCGAACGATTGAACGCAATC